GAAACAGGCGTTCGGGACCTGTATTTGGGCATTCACGCCTTGCTCCGGGAAAATCAGAGCAAGGAACGGGTTGTTCGCCTGCGCGGCAAGTGGGTTCCGGTCAATCCGTCGAAATGGGTTGAGCGCTCGGACATGCAGATTGAAATTGGCATGGGCTCGGGCGGGCGTGAATTTGAGCTTGCTACGATCCAGCAGGTCATTGCCTTGCAGGAAAAGGCTGTGCAGGCGCAAGGCGGCATGAGCGGGCCTCTGGTGACCACCAAAGAGCTTTACAACAGCGCAATCCGGCTATCGGAAAAGGCGGGTTTAAAAGCGCCTGAACAGTTCTTCGCCAATCCAGAAGAGCAAGCATCCCAAGAGCAAGCACCCCAAGAGCAAGGGCCTGAACAGGCCAAGATGCAGCTTGAACAGGCCAAGCTCCAGTCAACCATACAGATCGAGCAGATGCGGATTGAGAGCCAAGAGCGGATTGAGGCCGCAAAGCTTCAAGAGCAACAGCGGCAATTTGATGAAGAGCTAAGCACCAAGATCAGCCTTGCCCAGGCTGAAATCGCAATCGGGCGCAATATCGACAATGTGGCCATGGGCGGGCAGGCCGGATGAGTGACGCCAATTACGAGGCCGTGGACCGGGCGCAACGCTGTGACGCCGCGCTGGCTGAGGTCGGCTGGGCTTTTGACAAGATCACATCTGAGCTGACGGCCATGCTTTTGGCAACCGACGCCATGGCAACCGACAAGCGAGAGACGCTTTACCACCAGATTAGGGCACTGAGCGCGGTTCGGGCGGTGATGGTCCGCTCGGTGGCGCTGGGCAAGGTTTCGCTGTCCATTTTGGACGCTGATCAAGGGTCTGAGGACCTAAGCTAGGGACCACAATAAATGTCAGATGCAATGACCCGTGACGATTTCGTCGCGGCGCTTTCGGCTGAGTCCACGTCAGAGGATCAAGGCGCGCCATTGGAGGCCGCGCCGCCTGAGACTGAGGAGCCGCAAGCACAAGAGGATTTGCCTTCCACCGAGGGCGAAGAAGCCAACGAGGCGCAAGCGCCCGGCGATGGCGAGGCGGAGACTGCCGAGGCGGCAGAGGAAGCAACGGAAGACGATGCTGAGACGGTTGAGGCCGCGCCGGTTGATGCTCCGATTTGGTGGGATGCGGCGGCTAAGCAGGTTTTTGCGCAACTTCCCCCTGAGGCACAGGCGGTTGTCTTTGCCCAGGAAGAAAAGCGCGAGACGGTCTTAGCCAAGGCAAAGGAGACCGCTTCGGCGGAGACGCGCGCGGCAACCGCCGCACGTCAACAGGCAGATGAGCAACTTGTAGAGCTGCGCGCTTTGCAAGAGCAAATCAAGCTTGTCCCACAGGCTGAGACTGCGTTCTTGGCGAGGTGGGCGGAATACACGCCGGAGGTATGGCGTCAAGGCCTGAGTGATCCTGATCCTGAGATCAGGGCGGGTTTTGTCGCCAACAAGGCGCTGTTTGATGTTGAATTGCAGGAATTGTCATCGACGCTTTCAGGGATTCAAGCGGCTGAGGCCAGGCTTGCATCTGAGGCGATCAATCGCCACCAGCAAGAGACCATTGAGCAGCTAACCAAGCTTGCCCCTGATCTTGTTGCCAGCCCGGAGTCTATGGAGTCCTTGGGTCGGTATGCAAGGAACGTCGGCATTACTCCGAACGTGCTTCAACAAGCGACTGCTGACGAGCTTGTCATCCTGAATAAGGCAAGGCTCTGGGACGATGCCCAAAAGCGCGTGGCTGCGGCTGCTGCGAAACCGGCTGGCTCCCCAACCCCCCAATCAAAACCGGCTCCGGCAAAGGTCGTCGCACCTACAGGCCGCGCGGAGCCTCTTTCACAATCACAAAGCAGACGCGCACAGGTTCAAGCGGCTTTTGATCGTAACCCGTCAACCGACACCCTGGCCGCGCTGCTTTCCGCATAGGGAACACAGCACATGGCTGCACCTGCAAATACCCAACAGGTCTTTAACAGCATCGGCGTTCGCGAAGATCTAGAAAACAACGTCTATAAGGTCACGGCGAACAAGACGCCCTTCACCAATATGATTGGCGACGCGCCAGTTACCCAACCCTTCCACGAATGGCAGACCTATACCCAGCGCGCTCCAGCGGCAAACGCCAACGAGGCGGGTGACGATACCGTGGCCGCGGCGGCGGAGCAAACCGTCCGCGTCGGCAACCGAACCCAAATCTTTAAAGAAGCCGGTTCGGTGTCACGCACCACCCGTCAGACCACGTTTGCGGGCCGGGCTGATGCCAAGGCTTGGCAGGTTGCGCAGAAGTCCGAAATCTTGGCTACCGATATGGAATTGGCATTCTTTGCCAACCAAGCCTCGGTGATTGCGGCCTCTGGCGTGGCTCCGCGCTCTGCGGGTGCCTTGGCGTGGATTTCGTCCAACGTCTCTCGCGGCGCAGGCGGCGCGTCTGGCGGCTATAATACGGGTACTGCCCTTGTTGCTGCTGCCACCAACGGAACCCAGCGGGCAATCTCAGAGATCCTGCTGAAGTCGGTTCTGGCGTCGGGTTATAGCAATGGTGCAAACAATCTGAGCACCGTATTTTGTTCGGCGGCACAGAAGCAAAACATCTCGGCCTTTACCGGGATTGCGCTAAGCCGGGCTGAGGTCAAGGGCCGTAACCAAGTCACCCTGTATGGCGGCGTGGATGTTTATGTCTCCGATTTTGGCAGCCTGAACATTCTGCCTGTTCAGTACGGCCTGACCCGCGATGTCCTGATCATTGATCCAGACATGTGGGCAGTCGGGACGCTCTCGCCCATGAAGGTCGAGGATTTGGCCAAGACCGGCGATTCTGACCGCTTCCACATTGTGGCGGAAAAGACGCTCATTTGTCGCAACCAGCGCGCCTCTGCGGTGATTGCAGACCTGTCCTAAACCTAGCGGGCGGCTCTTAGGGGTCGCCCTTTTTTTTGGAACAAACAAAATGGCAAAGACTCTAGGTCTTGTTGAAGGGCGCGTGGCGTCCGATCTCATTGAAACCGATCCGTTGATTGATGTTGTGGTGACGCGCCATGGCAACCTGAAAATCTCAACGGGCAGGCACCATAATGCTGGCGGCGAAGAGCTTGCCGAACGTGGCGAGACCCTGCGCATTCACAAGAGCAATGCGGAGGCCCTGCGCGATCTGGGCTGGGTGGATTTTGAGGACGATGTGCCTGAAAAGCCCAAGCGCAGCCGCGTGGCCGCTCATAGTGAGCAGGCCTAAACCATGAGCGCCGAGCCCTCTTACGACTGGGTGCACTATGCCTCCGATATGGACGGTACGCGGCGCTATATGCGCATAAGCCTGGACGGTCAGACGATTGAGTATCGGCGCGATTATGACGTTGCGCCTGCGCTTGAGCAAAATCTGGCCATGCGCAACCATAATGACGGCTATTCGCAAAGCCGTGAGATGCGCCGGGCGGCCCATATTCCGGCTGCAATCATTGACAAGTGGCTGACCGAAGAGGGCTGGGATTGCCGGGACCCTCGCAATGCTGATCGGTTGCACAAAAAGCTGATTGATCCGGACTGGGCCTATCTGCGCACGGCGGATGGTCGCTTGTCCCTGTCGAACGGGGTCATTCGATGAGTTTTGCGTCGTATGCGGACCTTCAAGGCGAGATCGCGGGCCTGATTGTTCGCGATGATCAGGCCACAAGCATACCGGGATGGATCGAATTGGCAGAAGCGGCCATGAATCGGACGCTAAGGGTCACGGATATGGTCACGACGGCGGCCATTACCATATCGAGCGGCACGGTTGCGCTTCCAGCTGATTTTTTGGCTCCGATTGCCCTTAAAATCAACTATCTGAACGGAAAAAAGCTGACCTTTGTCACGCCAAACAAGTTTTCAGAACAGGCGGTGATTAGCGGCGTTCCTGAATATTACACGATTTCAGGGTCAAATCTGCTGATTTCGCCACCACCAACGGGCTCGTTTAGCGCCTCATTGACCTATCGGGCCAAGATCCCGGCGCTGTCAAACACCAATACTAGCAATTGGGTGCTGGCCAAGCATCCACAGGCCTATCTCTACGGCGCGGCGGTGCATTGGGCGGCAAAGTCCGACGATCAGCGCGGCGCTGGCTGGCAGGCGCTTTTTCAGTCTGCCCTTAGCGAAATTCAACGCGCCTCGGCTGCCCAATCCTATGGCGGCGAGCTGCAAACCTCCTCTGGATTATAACGGGGTTCACCATGACAGTAGGCACGATTATTGCGGGCAATGGCGAGCGCCGCCTTAACCTAAAGACTATCCGCCCGAACGCACCCACGCCGCCTTGGATGTCAACGTCTGACTGCGAGCCGGAACGGTCCACCTATGGCTTTGAGCTGATCAATTTTGCTCCGGCGGCTGCCGCGACCGATATTGTCACTATTCAGGGCATTGCAGGCCACGTGGTGCGGATTCGGTCAATCAAGATCCAGTGTGCTAGCGCTTCGGCCAATAGCACGGTTATCGCGACCCTCATTCGTCGCACTGCGGCCAATACGGGCGGCACGTTTGCGGCCATTACACCAACACCGCGTGATAGCCGCGACGGCGCGTCTGAAGCTGTGGTGCGGTCCTATAGCGTCAATCCAACCGCGCTTGGTGCTGGTGCGCGGATGCATTCCGATCCGGTCTTGCTTGTGACCAATCCGGTCAACCGGATTCAGACCCTGTTTGATTTTAGCTGGCAACAGGACAAGGCCCCTTGCCTGGTGAACGCTTCCCAATGGCTAGCAATCAATCTGAACGGTGTTTTTCCGGCGGGTGCGACCTTGGTCATTGACGTTACCTATTCGGAAGAAGCCGAAGAATAGCCCATGCCCGTACAATTTAACCCGCCAAGCCTTGATCAAGGGGCTTCGCCGTCATGGGCGCACCGCTTTGCCGATAGCGTAAGGCGCGCGTTTGAAAGCCTTTCGGGTGTGCCGCTCTTGGCGGTTGCGACGGTGGCAGAGCTGCCGCCTGCCGCCAAGAGCTATGGCGCGCTGGTCTGGGTCACGGCCTTGAACCGCTTGGCGTACTGCAACGGCACAAGCTGGATCAGAACGGATACAGGAGCAACGCTCTAATGGCCTCAACACCGACAACCAGCAATCGGCTCAATAAGCAGGGCACGGGCGATAACACCAATACCTGGGGCGTTGAACTAAACACCGCCTTGGATGCGATTGACGCGGCCTTGGACGGGTTCCTGACCGTCAGTGCGGCGGGGGCCAAAACCCTAGGCACGACCAATTATGTGGCCAATGAGGCCCGCAATCGGATCTTGAACTATACCAATACGACCGCAACCGGGACGTGGACCATTCCGTCTGTGTCTAAATGGTACATTGTGCGCGCGGCGTCGAAGGACGTGACCCTGACCAATGGCGGGTCGTCGGCAACAGTGCCAACAGCGGATCAGATTGGAATTGTCGTAACCGATGGCGCTTCGGTCTGGAAGATGCCCGGTCTGTCTGAGGCCAAGGCCTATGCCGATTACGCCATTGCACAGCAGGTGTTTGCGCCGGGCACGTTTCCGGGGGCTGCTGGCAATTCTGGCAAGGTCTTGGCTAGCAATGGCACGGCGGCGGCCTATTCCACCCTCAATGCCCTGCCCGAATACCAGGCCGATAAGGCCTTTCTCTATGTGATGCAATTTGCCCGTTAGGAGCAGACCATGGCGCTAAACTCAACAACCCTGCCAATCTCAACCTTTGTGGGCTATGGTGTTGCCACAGCGGTAAGTACATTGGCGTCCCCCGTCACCGCAGATGTGACGTTTTCGGCGCTGACGGGTGTTGAGCCTGTCAATAAAAAGTCCTTAACTTCGGGCGGCTTGATCACGTCGCTAACGGTTAATTATGTCGGGACAGCCAATGTCACGGCAACGGCTCTTGATCTTTTTAGCTCAATAGACGGTGGCACCACCAAGCGAATTGTCAAATCAGTGACTATGAATGCAGGTAGCATATCCGCAACGGCGGCCTTGCAGCCCGTGGATTTTGGCTACTCAATCGACGCGCCTTTAGAGTTGGCGGCGGGCGAACTGCTTTATGTTGCTACGCGCGTGGCTATATCCGGCGGGAGTTGGGTATTCCGCTTTGAGGGCGCGGCGCACTAATGCAAACCCTTAAGGGCCTTCAAAAGCAGCGTATGTTGACCGATTGGTCTTTAGGCCGCCTGAGTCCCCTTAGCGATCAAAGTATGCAGGGCCGCGCGTCCGGCGACATAAAGGCTTCGCGCTCAGTCGGCTTTCTTGGTGTTGCGACCCTGCCTGTTACCCAAGAGTGGACTGCGGTGGCCCATGGTGATGGTGTTTGGGTGGCGGTCGGCGGTATCTACCTCTCTGGCTGGACTAATTACGCGGCTAGGTCGATTAATGGTGGGCGCAATTGGCGACGCGTCACGCTGCCGGTGTCGGGAACATGGACTGGTGTAGCCTATGGCAATCGCGTTTGGGTGGCGGTTGGCGGGCAGTCAAACGGCGGGATCATCCGCTCAACAAACCAAGGGCGATCATGGACTCAAACCGCCGCTAATGGGGTCTATTTTTCCCATGTTGTCTTTGAAAACGGCGTATTTATGGCCCTGAGCCGGTTTAATGCTAGCGTTTTTATCAGCTCGGATGGATTTCTAACCTGGACTGAGGTTGCGCTTCCGGCTGCGATAAATCCAATTTGGGCCTCTTTAGCCTACGGCGCGGGTACTTGGCTAGTGTCAGGGTATGATGGTGGAACCGTAAACTTCTATGTTGCGCGGTCAACAAACAATGGGGCGTCTTGGTCCAGTGTTCTAAGTGTGCCCGCTACCAATCCCCCCCCCTACGGCGTAGGGCAGATAGCCTATGGTAATGGTGTATTTGCGTTCGCAAGTGATTTTTACGGCCTTGAGGCTAGGTTTTCTACAAACGCCGGAGTTTCGTTTGCCCCGGCCACCCCTCCTGCAGCCATCGGGACTGCCATGGCAGGCGCGCCCGATAGGCTGGTGGCGGCGGGCGGCACCGGCTTTGGCGGTGGCCTGGTAACGGCAAGCTCAAATCGGTTGACCAGTACAAACGGTTCAACCTGGACTGTGAGCAGCGGGCCAATAGCAATCATTACGCCGCCAAATGGCCTAGCTTACGGGAATGGTAAGTTTGCGCAGATTGGCTTCAACTCAGACAAAATTGTATTCTTCACATAGGTGATCAATGCTTTACCAAAAAAAGAACATCGCCGTTAATCCGGCGGTGGATGTCGGTGTGCCCGGCCCATTACCAGCCTGTTTGGTTGGCTCGCTAAGCCCAGAGGCCTTGGCGGACTTGTCTTGGGTTCCTAGCGACATTGCCGAGGCGGAAGGCTTGGTTGGCATGGGCTTTTTCGCGTACACGCCGCCTGCGCCCCAGGCCTTTATGCCCAAGATCGATTTCTTGCGGCTGTTCAAGGTTGTGGAAACAGTGGCGATTTTGGAGGCAGTAAAGACGGTTCCGGCGGTAGCAGTCTATCAGTATCGGCTCGACAATGCCGACCGCATTTCCCTGCAAGATCAAGACGTTCAAAACGGTGTGCCCATGCTGGAATTTGCCGGGCTGATCGGGCCGGGCCGGGCGGCGCAAATCTTGGCGGGGGTTGCGGTCAATGACTGATTTTCGAGACCAATACCTGACCAAGCGCAAGGACATCTGGGGTTATCTGGCCCGCGTGTTTGTGGCTCTGGACCAACTCGCCAATGCCTTAACGGGCGGGGATGAGGATGAAACCATCTCTTCGCGTTTGGGCAAAGACAAGGCGCGCGGTCGCAGGGTGGCCTGTGTGTTGTGCAAGCTTTTGGACCTGATTGATCCCAACCACTGCGAAAAAGCCATTGAGCGTGACCGAGGCAAAAAGCCCGGTCAGTACGATCCGCCAAAGCCCCAAGGCTAGTTCATGCTTGTACGCCTCGATATTCCGCCGGGTGTCCGTTCGGCGGACACCGCCTTTGCGCGTCCGGGCGTTTGGCGCGATGCCAGCCTGATCCGGTTTTATGAGGGTGCCCCCGAGACCATGGGGGGATGGGAACAGGTCACAACCAGCCAGATTGGCGGCGTGTGCCGCTCGATCATAACCTGGACGGATAATTCCAATCGCTCAAACATTGCCATGGGCCGGCATAATGGGCTTAGCCTGTGGCGCGCGGGAGCCTTGGTGGATATTACACCCGCCACGGGCTTTACGGTTGGTCAGATCGATGGTTCGGGCGGCTCTGGCTACGGAACTGGAGCGTATGGGGTGGGCGGTTATGGCGATCCGTCAACCTCGGATGCTTTTCCGCTAACCTGGTCGTTTGCGACCTATGGCGAGACCCTATTTGCCAATCCGCGCAATCAAGGGATTTTTTGGTGGCAGAATAATACGGCGGTCAAGCCAGCGCTTTTAACCAATGCCCCGGCGCGCTGCACGATCATGACTGTGACGCCAAGTTTGCAAGTCATGGCGCTGGGCTGCACCAATACGAGCGGCGTATTTGATCCGCTTTGCATCCGCTATACGGATACGGAAAATCCGACAGGCTGGGCGATTACGTCAACCAATCTGGCTGAACAGACCTTTTTGGATAGCGGCGGGCGCATTGTTGGTCAGGCTTGGCTTGGCGATACCTGCGCAATCTGGACCAATAATAGTTTTTGGATCGGACGTTATACCGGGTCTTTTGCTCAGCCTTGGATCTTTACCAAGACGGCGGATGATTGCGGCCTAGCCGGGCCAAATGCGGTTACGGTGCTTAATCAGGTCGCTTATTGGATCACGCCGCAAGGGCGCATGATGGCATGCGGTGTTGGTGGGATTCCGCAAATGCTCGAGCTGGGCCTTGGCGATGATTTTGCCTCTAATCTGGCCCCTGGCCAAAATGACAAGATTGTCGCCTCGACCATATCCAAGTTTGGTGAGGTGATTGTTTACTATGCCGATAAGCGCGATGGTTATGAAAACTCGCGTTACATCTTGGTCAATGTCGCAAAAGGTCATGTTGCGCCGGGCAGGATGGCGCGCACGGCCTGGTGCGATGTTGGCGCGGCCAATGATGCCTATCCGGTCGGCATAACCTATCAGGGTGATGTATTTTATCAGGAAAAGGGCACGACGGCGGCAGATCAGCCGCTCAAAGCCTATCTCGAAAGCTCGATTCTGTCTTTGGACGAGTCGGACACGGTTTGGCTCGTCAATAGCATTCGACCTGATTTTAAAAACCAAGTCGGACCGATCACCATGACGGTTTCGGCGGCGCTTTATCCGCAAGATGTGCCTGTGGTTAGGACGACGACCAATTTTGTCGCTGGGCAGAGCAAGTTTGATACCTTGTTTTCGGGCCGATATTTGAGCCTTCGGCTTGAATCCAACTATTATCCGTCTTCGTTCCGATTGGGCACAATCTCGGTGGACCTGACGGCTACAGGCACAAAATGACGCCAGAGCAGCTTCGCGAGGGCCTTATCCAGTCCCTGGAAGGCGGCGGGGAGGGTTTCACGCTGCAAGACCTTGAGGAGCGAACCAGGGCGGGCCTTGCGCGGTTCTGGCTTGGTGAGCGCGGGGCTCTGGTCACTTACATTGTGGATAATGACGAAGGCCGCTCCATTCATGTCTGGCTGGGCTGCGGCGATATTAAGGAATTGGTGCAGATGCGAATTGGCATTGAGGCCTTTGCGCGAGCGCATGGCTGCCAATGGGCAACCATTAACAGTCGCAAGGGCTGGTCAAGGGTGTTTGCTAATGCGGGTTTTGAGCCTGATGGCGAGCAATTAAGGAAGCGGCTATGAGCAGGTCACATAAAACAAAATCAACCCAGACCACCAATCAGGTCCAGACCGATACGCCTACGGTCAATCCATTTTTGGATGCGATGTATCGCGGTGCCGCCGACAAGTTCACGGCCTTTGGCAATAGCGACGCCAATGATCTTGTAGCGGGTCCCTCTGCCTTACAGACCAAGGCGTTTGATGCGGCAGGCGGGCTGGGCGGTTGGCAAAGCCTCATGGCGGGCGCGCAGGACATGGCCAAGGCGGCGGGCGGCGCTGGGGCCAATCTAGCCACCAGCAGCGGCTATAACCCGACCCTGATGGGCAATACTGCGCTTGGTCCGATGGCGCATATTAGCGCCTCAACGATCGATGGCATGGATCGGTCCAAATATATGGACCCGTATTTGAACGACGTCGTTAATACCACTATGGCCGATTTTGACGAGAATGCGGGCCAGACACGCGCAGCACAGGCGGCGCAGGCGGGTCTAAATGGTGGGTTTCGGTCCAGCCGCTTTGGACTGCGAGAAGCGCAAACCGAGGGCAATCTCGCGCGCGCAAGGGCAGCGACGGCGGCAGGCCTGCGGTCCAATGCCTTCGACAAGGCAACGGGCATGATGCAGTTCGATGCGGGCCAGACGCAAAGTGCGGCGGGCTTTAATGCCGGGGCGGATAATCAGCGCACCCTTACCCAGGGCCAGCTTGATGCGGCCACAGCGGCGGCAAATGCGGCGGCGCAAAATCAGGCCAGCCAGTTTGGTGCCAATGCAAGCAACCAGGCCTCGATGTTTAACGCAAACCAAAGCGATAATGCCCTACAGCGCATGTTGTCGGCGGCGGGCCTGCTTGGCAACCAAGCCACGGCCATGGGTGAGGGTCAGCGGTCTGATCTTGCCTCAATGCTGGGGGTGGGCAATACGCAATATGCCATTAACCAAGCCCAGAAGGACGCCAAGGCGCGCCAGTTGCAGCTCTATGCCAGCCTGATGGGCAGCCTGCCGGTTGGGTCCTATACCAGCCGAACCGGGACCATGAACGGCACGACCACGGGCACGAGCACGAGCAAAACCAGCAATCCCATGTCCGCAATCCAAACGCTAGGGGCGCTTGGTCTGGCCCCGTTCACGGGCGGCGCAAGTCTAGCAGGGCTAATGCCGTCAATCTCCAATCCAATATAGGAGGCCAGCCATGGGCATGTTTGGAAAAATCGGCGCTGGCCTGTCCAAGATCGGCAAGTATTACACCTCACCAGAGGGCGCGCAAACGGCGCTGGCGATCCTGTCAGATTACGGCGGCAATGGTGAGAATTATCAAAGCTTGCAGCGTCAGCGCCAAGCGCTGGCACGAGAAGCACAGGCACGAGCACAAGAGCAAGCCGATCAAGAGCAAATCAATGCCATTATCAATGGCGGTGGCGGGGCTGGCCTTACTGATCTGGGCACAGCGGGCAACGGCGGCGCGATGGCCGGGGCTGGACCAAGCGGCGGCCTGTTCGGTCGGCTTAGGGACCCCAACACTATAGCCATGTTGGCCATGATGGCGGGTCGTGGGAATAAATCGGTCGGCACAATTTTGGACATAGCCAGGCTGACCCAGCCGGATCATCAGGCCGTCAATATGGGAAATGGCGGCGTTGGTACTTATGATGGCAGCACGGGCCAATTTTCGGTCCTTCGCGAGCCGGACGCAAGAGTCGAAGGCTTCACCCTTGGCAATGGTCAAACCCGATTTAGCGCAGACGGAAGGCCCATAGCCTCGGTCGCGCAGAAGTATGCGCCGCCTAGGAGCGGTGGCGGGCGCGGCGGCAGCTCTGCCATGGATGCCATAGCCGCTGAACTGCGCAGAAGGGGGCACCAAGTTGACTGATCTTTCCCAACTGTCAGATGACGAATTGATGGCCATGTATCAACAGGCCAAGACGCAAGACCCTGTTGCGGTGCGTCAAAAGCGTAATCTTGCCGAAAAGCAGCTTTCCGAGGACCGCGCGGCCTATTCGCGGTCGCTTGGCTATAGGCAAAACCTGTTGGACTTTAACGAGACTAATATGAAGGCGGGCACGGGCGGTTGGGAGTATCAATTGCCAATGAATGTTGGCCCGGCCATTGCGCGCATGCGAGGCGGACCTATTGCCCAATTGGTGACTAAGCAGGCTGACTTGCAGATGAATAGCGTCCCGCAAGGGCAAGGGTCTGTGTCTAATTATGAGCGCGGCCTGTACGGCGCAACCCAGCCCAATATCAATATGAAGGGGCCGGACAATACTGCGATTGTGAATCAGCGCCTTCGGCAGATTGATCGCGAAGGCAAGCGCTTGGCGTTTTACGAGCAATGGCTGAACAAAAACGGTGGCCTTGATGGCGCGGCAGAGGCTTGGTCAAGGCAAATGGCACAAGCAGGCGGCACAAAGCGCGTCCCGCTCCCGCAAAAGCAGGCCCGGGCGCAGAAGCCAGCCTATCGTATCGTTGCTGTGGAGTAGTCTATGCCGATTTACACCATAGAAGCCCCGAACGGTAAGCTGCTCAAGATCGAAGCTGATACGCCAGAAGCGGCCATGGCCGGGGCGCAAGAATATGCCAATGGGCAGGGGCGGCGCGATTCAGCGCTTAGCGATGCGCGCCGTCGTGCAGCGTCTATAAATGGGCAGGCGCGGGCAATTTCCCAAGGTGCAAGCCTAGGCTTTTCCGACGAGCTAGACGCCACGGCGGCGGCAGGTGAAACGGCCTTGCGCAATCTGTTGGCACGCACCGGCATGGTCAAAAAAGCACCGTATTCAGCAGGCGATGCCTATAGCGCTGTCATGCAGGCGGAGCGTGAGGCCAATAAAGATTTTGCAGGCAAGCACCCTGCTCAGAACATAGCCCTTAACATTGTCGGCGGTCTTGGGACACCCGGCATGGGAATTGCGGCAAACTATATCGGCAAGAGCAAGAACCTTGTTGATGCCTTGCGCCGTTCGGCCATTGTTGGTGGCGGCGCGGGCGCGGTGGCCGGGGCCGGTTCGGCGGATGGCGGATTTTCTAACCGAGCGGCAGGCGCGGCAACTGGCGGTGCTATGGGCGCGGGCTTGGGTGTTGCGCTTCCGGTTGCTGCTAATGGTGCAATTGCGGCCTTGCGTCCGATTGCTAGGGGCGGTCAAAATCTAGCCGATTCCGTTCTTACCTCGGTTGGGCGGCCCGGTATTGCCAGTGCGCAATTGCGTAAGGCTACGGCGGCAGACCGCAAGGTTGCCCTGGCCATAGAAAAGAACATTCTTCGCGGCGGGTCAACGCCAGAGGATGTTATGCGCTTGGCTCGTGCGAACTCACAGTATCCCGTGTTTCACCATGGGGGTGACAGCCTGTCGTCAATGGCTGAGGTTTTGGCGCAATCGCCGGGGCCGGGTGAAAGCATCATTCGGTCGGCGGCAGAGCGCTCAATGGGGGCTGGACCTGCGCGGCTAAAGTCTGAACTTGCTAACCGCATGGGCGCAAAGGGGGACTATTTTGAAACGCTTGACACCTTAAAAGATGCACGCGCGACAAAGGTGAAGCCTTTAATTGAGGGCGCTTTTGACCAGCCGATTGACGGCGATAAATACGGGCAATTGTTTGAGCCCCTGATGGCGCGAGTGCCAACCAGTGCCAAGAAATTTGCCTATGATCTGGCTAAGATTGATGGTCGCAATCCTGATGAATGGGCCATGCGTCTGACGGACAGCTATAGCGGACTGCCAACGGGCGGCTATGAGTTTAGCCCGCCGCCGGTTCCAATTGACGCGGCGGATTATCTCGGTGTTGCGGGGGCCATGAAGCCGCCGGGCGGTCGCGGGGACAGTCTAGCAACCTTCATCGCCAAGCGCGGCGGGATTAAGCAGGATCGCGGCGAAGTGTCTGCGTTTGGCGGAGACCGCTGGCATAGGGACCTGCCATATCGCAACAAGCTTTTGAACGAGAACGGTCGAACGCTTGAAGATCACGCACAGGCCGCGCTTGATGCTGGCTATTTCCCTGATAAGAATGCCTCATGGTCCGGTGCGGATAACATGCATCCGGTGACACCAGAGGACATTCTAGACGGCTTACGCGCTGAAATGTCGGGCAAGCCTTTGTTTGCCAAACAGCCCGATCCGGCTGCGGTTGAGCGTTTTAACCGGCTTTCCTCGCTGGAAGATCGATTGCAGCAAGCGGGCATAGATCCCCGGTCTGTATCTCGTGAGGATGCGCAAAGGCTGCTTGGCAATCATGAGGGCGCAGATATTGGCCTTGATCAATCTGCCTATGATGTTGGCCCATCCATGCCGCAAAGCGAATATTTGCCAACAGAGCAGCCAACAATTGAGACGCTGCACTTTTTGAAAAAGGGGTTGGACAAGGTTCTTGATCAGCATCGTGACCCTTTGACCGGGCGGCTGGATATGTCCAGAACCGGGGTTTTTGAGCTAAACGACTTGCGCACCAAGTTGGCTAAAGGCATGCGCGCGGTGAATGATGATTATGAAACGGCCATGGCCACACATGGTGACGATTCAGACAATATTGCCGCGCTGCAAATTGGCCGGAATGTGTTTTCCAACAAGTTTGACATGAATAGCGAGCGCATTGCGGATGTCTGGTCAAAGATGAGCGAGACCGCGCGCGAACAGTATCAGAAGGGCGTTGCTGAGGCGGCATTAAATGAGGTTCGCACCAAGGGCTTTGGCGCTATCCGCCGTATGATGAATGATGAATTTGGCGCGCGTATCCGCTTGGCCTTTAGGGACCAAAAAGAATACGGCGCGTTTATGAATATGTTGGCGCAAGAATCCAAGGCGCAGGGCGTCAATAGCAAGGTTCTATACGGACCTCGCACCTATGCTCGCCAAGCGGCGCGGGCTGATCTTGAGGCACAGGGTGCAGACGGCGTTGATATGATGGCGGATGTGGTGGATTCTGGCTTTAGCCCGGTTCGGATGACCGGAAAGGCGCTCAAGCAAATTATCAAGTCGATACCGCAAAAAGATCGAAGCATTATAGGCGATCAAAATCTCAATGAAATTGCATCTAAGGCCTTGGTTGATCCTGATGAGTTTGAGCGGATTATGTCGCTGTTAAAGCAAGGCGGACGCGGGCCGGATGCGCTGTTAAAGCTGATCCGGTCCAAGGGCGCTCCGATTAGTTCGAGCGCTGCTCAAATTGGGCCAATGCAGCGGAAGTAGCTTTTCTTACCGGCTCCCCGACAAAGATGGTCAAGACCCAGTGAATGACGGCCATCATAGACAGGAAAATCACCCAATAAAGGATTTGGTAGATCAGGGTCTCAAGATCAAAATCCGGCGGGGTCAATAGCTTAAGCAGTTCCTTCATTTGCAAATCCTGCCACACTTTGTCAAGGTCCAGATGACCAATATCAAAGAAAGGTACACAATGTCAAAAACACTGTTCGCGCTCAAGGCGCAGGCCGTGACCCTGTTTATGGCGCTTGGCTTCAAAATGAGCCATGCGGTTATTGATGAGGGCATGCGCTATGCCTCAGACCCGAAAGCCTATAAAAATGGCATAACTTCGTTTGCCAAGTCACACAGCCTTTCTCAAAAAGCTGCGGGTACACTTGATCTAGCGACCAAAGACATTCCTACGCCGGTCGTCGCCAGCGCGGGCGGCCCTAAGCCTAAAAAGGCATAGGGCATACAGATGGCTTGGTATGCGCTTGGGGTGCTTGCGGTCTTCACTTTAGGTCTTGCTTGCCTTGCGCATGGCTTGACCCGAGACCGCGCGGACCTCTTGGGAGCGGCGCTTGTGCTGGCCGTGACCTGGCCCCTGACCATGGTCGTCTCGCAGGTCTGTACGCCGCCGCAATCGATGCTACTAAACCCCATCCTTGATCTTGCCTTTGCCAGCGGCCTTGGCCTTGCTGTCAGGGCGCGGTGGGAGGTGTGGAAGATGATTTTACTTTTAATTATTGGGGTGCAGGCCTTTATGCACGTCGCCTATCAGGCCGCGTCCGCGGCCCCATGGGCTCTACTGCCCTACATAATCGAATTGAACATCACCTATGGATTGATGCTGGTGATAGTGGCCGGGGTAGGGGGGCGCGATGTTGTTTTGCATCTTGATCGCCATCGGCGCGGCGCTAGCTATTCTGTCCATCGTCCGGCGGGCCTTGAATGAACGTCCGCGAGGTGGGCGAAAGGGTGGTCACGGTCGAGACTGTGATCATCGGCACCGGCGACGGTAGCGACGGCCTAGTCAAGCGCTTTTCCAAGCTTGAAGACAAGGTTAATGGCCTTAGCAGTCTAATGGCCTTCTTATCGGTAGCGGGCACCATGATCGGCTTTTTGATTGGCATTTTTGTCCAGATCGTATTGGCCAAGAGCCACTAATAGATCCCCTCTTAAAATCGGAATCTGACCATGAATGCACAGGCTTGGATAGCTCTGGCCGTTTTGGGGCTATTAACCCCAGCCCTAACAACCAAGATCCACTTTTAAGAAACATAGCGAGGGTCAGATGAGCCTTTCCTCAACCGGTTTGCAGCCGGTCGATTTAACCGCGCTTGGAATGGGGGTTGCAGCGCTTTATTGGCTGTTTCGCCTTGAGGGCCGGACCAAGACGGCGCTTAGGGGCGTCGAAGAGATCACGGATGCCAATAAGAAGGCCTCAGGTCAGCGCCAAGCCGATCGCGAAGCCTTCGCGCGGCTAGATGAGCGGTTTGGCTTTCTCGACGAAAAAATCAATCAGATCATGGCCGGACAAGACCGGCTGGAACAGCGCGTGATGGAGCGCCTAACCCCCCGCGCGCGGCGCGGAACAACCGACTAACCAAACCCTCACAATCTGAAAGGAAACACGGTGCAGCTTTCACCGCATTTTAGCTTGTCCGAATTCACACTTTCCCAGACCGCCTCGCGGCTTGGCGTGGACAATACGCCAGACGAAACCGTCATTGCCCGGCTGAGACAGACGGCGGAAAGCATGGAAGAGGTGCGCGACCTCTTGGGTGGCAAGCCCATCTTAATCAGTAGCGGCTATCGGTCATTAGCCGTCAACCGCGCCCTGGGCAGCTCGGACACCAGCGCGCATATCAAGGGCTATGCGGTGGATTTCATCTGCCCGGCCTTTGGAAGCCCTCTGGCGATTTGCAAGGCGCTGTCCAAGAGCAAGTTAGAATTCGATCAGATTATCGAGGAGATGGGCACCTGGGTTCATATCAGCTTTGATCCCCGGATGCGCGGGCAGGTCCTGACCATGAGGGACGGCAAATACGCGTCCGGCCTAACAAGGTCCGCCGCATGATCGCCAAAATCTGGAACGGCCTGCTCAAGGCTGCGCCGTTGCGCCTATGGGCCATAATCGGCGCGGCGGTCGTTCTGACGGTCTTTGCATCCGGCCTTGTCTGGATCGTCTGGCAGGGGCCTTGGGATGCCAGCCAGCAAGCCGTGCAGCTCAATATCCTTGGCTGGGGTCTATGGCTCACTTTGGGCATGATCGGGGTTATTGTGGCGTCTATCGCGGCGGTGGACGTCAAGATCAAGGGGCCGGGCGATACCAGCTTTGAAGTCAATGGCGAAAAAGACGATGATACCTCTAAATCTTAAGGCCATCGCCGCCGCTGTCATGATCGCCCTTGCCGTCGGCACTGGCTACGGCATCCGTGACAATATCGCCAAGCTTGATCAGGCCAAGGCTGCGAAGGCCGCAGAAGCCCGCCGCGTGGCCATACAGAAGGATTTGGACAATGTATCGACCAAGTACGAGGTCCTCCGCGAACAGGCCTCCACGGCCCTTGAGGGGCGCACCCAGACCGTCCGGGAGTATTGGCGGGACCGTCCTGCGCCTAGCCCTGATTGCGCTGTGCCTGCCGCTCTTGTCGGCTTGCTCGACAGTGCCGTCCGTGACGCTAATGCCGCCACCAGCCAATCTAGCGGCCCCGTGCCCGGCGCTACCGAAGCCGCCAAGCCCGGCGGTTGATCCGGATCGGCTGGCCTGGGAGCTTACCGTGCTGGCTAGGTATCAGGACTGCGCAGTGCGTCATCGGTTGATGACTGAGGCGTGGCAAGGGATGGTGAAGTAGGACGCAGGGCGAGGCTGGACCTCAACGTGCTAAGACGCACTCCCTGCAAGAGGATAATAGCACAGGGCATGGCTGTTTCAAGCCATGTTCCCGGCGTCGGGAAAATGGTCTTATGTCAAAAAGGCGGCTGGTTTTTAACACATGCCGGGCTATGTGTCAGTTTGGTTGCCATATTGACCATAAGAACCATCCGAAACCTGCTGAATTTGCATGCCTCTTAAATCAGTAAAGCTGACATCAGCTATCCCCCTGAATTGCGATAGCTCGACCTTGACCACTTTGGCGGTTTTACCGTCTGGAATATGAACAAGCGCAAAGGGGGCTCCGCGAGCAAATGAGTTTTCCAGCGCAAATTTAAGGTTGGCCTCTCGCATTTCGTAAGGCAGGTGCTCAAGCATTCGCTCAAGCTCCGCCACCCGCGCCTCAAGCGCCTTGATCTGTTCGTCTTTGGTCATTTCAAACCACTCCCTTGCGTTTCACAAACATATTGATCGTTCGATCCCGCATAAACGCGCGAAGGTCCGGCGCGATCTGATAGGGACGCGCGGCGATGGCTGGCATGTCCGCCATAAGCTCATCCAGCTTATCCAAAAACGTCCCAACCCTCAACCAAGCTTGCGCCGCGCGCTCGGCTGGATCGCCGTGATCTTTGACGGTTGCGTGTTCCGCCAATATGGCGTCGCACTCAGCAATGGTCCGATCCGTCGGGTCAATTTCATGGGTTAGCGCGTGACCCCGAATGATTAGCATGAGATTGTGCGCTAGCGGTGCGTGATTGCCGATTGGCGGCACGTCTAGCCAAGCGGGGGCGTCGCTCATTTCAGATGCTCCCCTGCTTCGATCTTAGCCGCAGCTTCCAGCAGCGTGTTTTGCGCCTGGACGGTCGCGGCCATAATCTGGGTTTCGTCGCGCAGGTAGGCTAGGATCGCGGCGCGCTCTTCTAGACGGGCGGCGTCCATTAAAGCGATGTTTAGCTGCCCCCTCTGCCTCGAGCGGATGGGGCTGGCTTCAGCACTCTCTGAGTAAGGGTTATAAAAGGTCCTCACGATGATGCCTCTTTCTTTAACTCTTTGGGAACTTCTACTCTAATTTTCTTGAAATGTCGTTTACAAACTTGACCCGGATGTGTGCAGTAGGAGTCTGGTTCATCACATCTAGGATAGATACAATATAGAGTTATGGTTTTTTTCATTAAAAGTCATCCTCTTCAACAACATCATCTTCAAATATACGTTGAGGACGCGCCATACTCTTGGCGGTCATGGCTAAAGGGCCTCCGCTTGCTCAAGCGTCAGGACTTCGGCAGGCACAATTTTCCTAACAATTCGGATATCGACAATCGTATCCCAATGCGGCCCGCGCTCAATGACCTCACCAAGATCGGCAAGCTCTTCAAGGTCAAACGTGTAGATCGCGGGCATGGTTTCTGTGTTGTACGAAACCCAAACTCGCCACCTAAGAATGTCGCCAGTTCGCGGCGGCGCGGCTTCCTTGGCCATTTTGTGATTTACCCATCTTGCCATCTTTCAGCCTCCCAAAAATTTCCCAAATCTTAGCGCACATTCACGGAACGTTCCGGCATTTTTAGACAAGTTGCGGGATTGGTAAAATTCAAAAATCCGTTATTCTGTAAGGAATTTTTGCGCGCACGGGCTGATATGAATCATCATTACCAATGATGCGCTCTACCACTGAGCTACGGCGGCTTGATCTGGTTTAAAAGCTCTAACGCTTTGTTTTTACTAATTAAACCGTTTCTATACGCCCTTCGAATGCTCCATTGGTTTTTGGTGCCTCCCAAAAATTTCCCAAGGTCTTCGTCGGACAAGTGAGTGGTTACTGGAATGCGCAGCTTAAGTCCAGCATAGGTTTTATTCTTTTGAGTCATATGATTTTTGCGGTCGGCTGCATTGTCGCTTCGGGTCCCCCATTGGAGGTTTGATGCGGCGCAATTGCGCTTGTTGCCGTCCAAGTGCCTTGCCTGCCATCCAGGCTTCGCATCGCCATGAAATGCGAGGCAGACAGCCCTATGCACGGCTACAGTTTTTAGAGCGCCGTCATCATTGATGATTGTGACCTTTGCGTATCCGGATGAGCGGCACTCGGATGGACGCAAAATCCGTTGCGTAGCCTTGCGTCGGACGCCGCCAGCCTCAGAGGCTTCATAGGCGCTAAAGTGCGGTATCCCTTTCCACATCATAGATTTACCCTAGTGCCTGATGGTAGAATTTGCAATGGGTTAGGTGTGCCGGGCGCGAGAAGTCTTTGTGAGCTTCCGGCCAGATTTAAAGATTTCGCGACCGCAAAAATCCCAACCGTGCGCAAGAACATCCTGTGCTAAGCCTTGGCTTGCTGGATGGGCGTACCGTCCGACCAGACCTAAAGTGCGCCACCCACCCATCTGTTGCAGATGCGTGACGTCGCGAGTGCAGGAATAGGCCCAGGTTGCCCAGGTATGCCGCAATAGGTGGTTGCTGATCGCCCTCAGTTCGGGGTGGCGCTCACGGGTGCGCTTATACATCAGGTTAAGGGCGTCATAGCCGTGCCAAGGCTCACCATGGCTATTGGTCAGCACATAGGCTTCGTCATGCCCGCGCGGACCTAGCGCCGCCCGAGCGCGCTGTGGCAGGTCAAAGCTGCGCGGATAGCCGCCCTTGGTCTCGTAGAGCTGGACCCGCTCATTGGCTGGCGAAACATCGCGCCATTGCAGGTTTAGGCCCTCACTGGCCCGGCAGCCCGTGGCCAGATAAAAAATCATGATCCGCGCAAGATAATCGGGCAGGGCCTCAAGCCACGCCTCTGCCTCTTGAGGTGTCAGAAACACGGTCCTGGCATTGTCTAGTTTGGGCTTGCGAAAGCGGATCGGGTCACACAGGCCTTGGGTATGGGCATAATTGATTACGGCCGAAACCGGCGCATAGATCTGGCGGACGACCGTTGCGGGCTTTAGGCCAGAGCGGCGCTGTGCCCAGTCATCAAGCGTGGCCTGATTAATGTCGGCAAGGCGCATGGTGCCCAATTCGAGAATTGCGCCCGTCATGTGTTCGCGCCCGCCGCCCGCCCTCATGAACATGGCTGCGGCCTCGGCAAAGGTTGCGACCGCTTTTGCCCCGAAGATTGCGCGCTGGTAGAGTTCGGCCTCGATCTTGGCCCGGATAGCTTCGGCCTCGGAGCGCTTGCGAGTTCGAGCGCTTCCCTCATACCAAAGTCCCTGAACCGTTCCCCGGATATGGAGGTTGCCCGAACCCTTGGGGCGTTCGTAGATTTTGAGGGCCATTGGACAGTTAAAACCTTTTGCAGGGCTTCAAATTGGCTTTGCGTTAGGCGGCGGCGGTTGCCAAGTTTCATGCACAGGCCGTTGGCGTCAAGCACCTTGCGGATCTCGCGCACCGGATAGCCCAGTTCAGCTGCGGCCTCCTTGTCGGTCCTGACGGCGCAGACCTGCGGGAATTTGAGCATAGCGGCGGTCATGCGGCCTCTCCCCATTGATCGGCCATGGCCTCGGCCAGGAAATTGCGCATGCAACTGTGGCAGTGCGAAAAGGGGCCAACTGTAACCAGGTGTTGGCACTCTTGCACTCCCGCCGTTCCCGTTGCGTGAAGCCCCGCCCTAGGGTAGTTCCCATCCAACACCCGCCGGATGACGCCGCGCAGCCGAGCGTTCTCTGTCTCAAGCGGGTGGGTGGCGGTGGCGTCTTCGACGTGGCAGACAATGTGCTTGGCGGGCATGGTCCAAGGGTGCATTGGATAGCCCATATGCTCAGTTGGTATGCCGATCTTGGCGCTACCATCATCGTATTTATCGACAACGCCCCTAAGCCATACGATATCGCCGTTGTTTAGCTCAAGGTCGCCAATCGGCTCTAATTTTGGGTAGATCACGATGCTTGCTCCAAATCATCTGAAAGCGATTTTGATTTGCCTGCAATTTCCAGAAGGTCTCCCTCCACGTCTTCAAGCCAGCCAAGAAAATTAGTGTCTATGCGAGACTTACCAATTTCCATCTTGTGAATGTCGGCTAGGAGTTGAATTGCCCTAGTCGCGGCAATTTCGCATGCGCGCATCTCCTCAAAGAATTTTTCCCTGACGGCCTTTTGGGCTTTGCTTAACGTAAAAGTCATCCCTCACCCCCGGTCTAGTCGGCGCGGCCGGTTTCGAATATGCTTTTCCCAACACCGATCTAATTGCGGTCTGTTCCATCCTACTAAGACTGGACCGCTCATTTTAGCGTCAACTCTTGCGCAATCGCGCCAGTCACCAAGCTCAGCTTCAAACTTAGCGACGACCGCCCGCAGCCGCTCGATCTCGGTCTGCAAGGGGGCGTTGTCCGGTTCCGGCTCGGCATAGCGGACCATGGGTTGGTAAACCCCAACCTCATCTTTCTGTGGCGAGCCGTAGGGTTGCCAGCCTTCAGAGATTTTCTTGTTTACTTTGTCCGAAAACGTCAGGTCTTCGCGTCCTATTGCTGAGGACGGACGGTAAACGACGCTGTACTCAACAATCTTGCGCTCGCTCATGGCTCGACCCTCACGAGACTGGTTAATTTAAAGGTGTAGTAACAGGGGGTTGAACCTAAATAGGCGAGATTGTCTGTTACCCACGCCATTTCATCGCTGATAGCTAAAACCTCGTAAGTCGACTTCGTTAGGGGAATGCTGACCATATCCCCCACCGCAATATCTCCCACCGCAATCGGGGGCGGGGCCTTGATGACGTGGCCAAGGCGGATCGTGGTGGCGCGAACGGCTTGGACTTCTTCGCTTGGATCGTGGAAGTCTAGATACACGTATGCTTGGCTGACAAATTTTCTTGGATGATCAGTAAGCGTTCGGGTCACTATAGCCTTAATCCAAACAGTATCGCCCTCTTCCAGCGCATTCCAATTGATTGGCTGGGGTTCTGGGAATGTGTGTTCGGTCATCGTCCTGTCTCCTGTGTTTGTGGGTCAAAGACCTCTGCGAATATCTCTCGAATTCGTTGCTCTGGTAGCCCGGCATTCGTTGCATCCGCCGCCGCCATCCACGCCTCCCGTGCCGCCGCCGCCCGCGCCGCCCGTGCCGCCGCCGCCGCCGCCGCATCCGCCGCCGCCGCATCCGCCATCCACTCCGCCGTCCACGCCGCCGTCCACGCCGCCCGTGCCGCCGCCGCCGCCGCCGCCGCCGCCGCATCCGCCGCCGCCGCATCCGCCGCATCCGCCGCCGCCGCCGCATCCACCCACGCCGTCCACGCCGCCTCTCTATTGCCTTCGCTCGGCTCACGCACCCATGCCTCTGCGGCCTCGATTGCGGCCATGACGCGCGGGTCAGGATTGAGGTGCGCAACCTCTCGAGCGACACGCGCCGCAAAGGTCACGATCTGGGGCTTGAGGTCGAGTTCACCCGCGACCCAGAGCAGGTCTGGTATAGAGACGCCAGCCTCTAAGGCCTGCCGGACAGACACGGAGCGCTTGCCTTCGAACAAAGGCTTGTGAGGCTCTAGGTCGCAAGGCTTGAGCTTGCGCAATTGCGCTAGGGTTAGGGTGATGGGCTGGGTCATCGTCCTAGCTCCTTCCTCAGTTGCTCATGCGTTCGGCGGTAAACCTCCGCCTGATAGGCCCGCGCACCCGGCCACCCAGACGCGGCCTTGGCCAGCATGGCGCGCTCGTTGCGCTCGTCGGGCTTGGGGGCGGGCTGGGTCATGCTAGGATTGCCCAAATCGTTGCGGCGCAAAGCCACAAAAATCCACAGGCCAATTCTATCCCATCAAGCATTTGCCTTAGGGGCGGCTCTGGTGGCAGAACTCGGCGCTTGATGAAGGCGAGCGAAAGGACTGCCCCCCATGCGACAGACAGAAGAGCAACGACAATAATCAACAGTGCCTTGATGGTCACAAAAGTCTCCGGGCCGCTTCTTAGGCCGCGCCCGGTCCCTTGGGGTG